ACCAGTGTGCAATCTACGACATTACCAACAACGACAGTCGTGCCGCCATCTAGGATATGATCGGTGATCGCCGCAACAATCTGGGCACCGGAACTTGATGTTCCAACCTCAAGCCCAATGTCTCCCGATCCGATGACCGGAGCGGTGATACACACAATTTTGATTGCGGTGATGATAGTGTTGGCTGGCTGGGTAAACTCACCGATAGCTCCGCTATCGCCCGCAGAGGTGTTGACTGTAACGCCTGAAGCGTGTCCAACACCCTTACCTAGAACCACCCTAGTAGTAACGGCACCAGTTGTGCTGCTCTTATCAACGGATTGGAATCCGTTTTCCGACCGTACTGGACCTGAAAAAGTTGTATTAGCCATCAGTTTCTCCTGTCGTGGCTAGTGTCTATCAACAAATTGATAGTCAGGGAAAAGAAGGGACAGGAATGATCCAAGTATAGGACCATCCCTGCCCCCCACTTACTACGCTCCCGGCGAACCCCAGATCCCAAGGGGATCAGAGACGCCAAAGCTGTAACGCTCGCGAGCCTTGTAGCGAACATTTCCGGTATCGAAGTCACCGTCCATGCTCGTTTCCAGTGCCACACGATTAAAGTGCTTCATCCCATTCGGAATGTCGGTAAGAAGGAACCACGCATCCGTATCGGTCAGGAAGTGATTCACAACTGTTCCACCCGGAACAACACCCATCGAACGCACCGCGTTGATGTCGTTGTCCGCAGTTCCAGGGCGAAGCTCAGACTTCATTACCCGTGTCGCCACAAACTGCAAATCGGGCGGGATAACGAGTGTCTGGGGACGAGCAGCGATCATCAGACCACGCTCGTCAGTCCATTTACCAATCTGAATTACAGCAGCCTCAAGAGAGGTCTCATTGAGGTCAACGGCAGTAGCCGGACGATTGGAGTTGTAGCCGCCACCCACAAGAGGATGGCCTCCACCGCCGGTAATTCCATCACCGACAGCCGTAAACAGATTCACACCATCGCCGCCCTGATAGGCAGCGGTAAACCCATTGTTCAATGGAACAACAGACTTGACCTGCTTGGTGTGGGCCATAGCGCGAGCTAGAGCCTTGGTGTAACGAGCCGACAGGGAGTCATAGAGGTTGTCCTCCATGGCCTCTTCCGTGATGGCAAAACCCATCGCAATCGTTTCATGGTTGTACCTAGCCGTGAACGATTCCTGTGCGGCGTCATAAGAAATCGCAGACCCCTCATCCTTCACCGGGGCAGCATCGAAGCCCGAAAGCTTCACTTCTTCCTCAAAAGACCGATCTGAACTTTCTGTCTCGTAGATTTCAGAATGCTCATCGTCATAACGAGCATACTCCATCCCGAAAAGCGCGTTCAAGCCCGGAAGAAGTTCCTTTAGTAGTTGTGCTCTTGAAATAGCCATTTATCAGTATCTCCTATAACCCGGTAGGGTTGTTGTAAGAATGAGGAGACGCTGTAAACGTGGACGCTGCATTGAACTTAACGATCACATCTGGATACGCATCACTAGCAGTCGTTCCTGCTGGAGCCAAACTCTTAGGTCCATCAACCCAGTCAATAATCCTAAGCGGTAGCGTAAGCGTTGCCGCACAACTATCGCCATCAATCGCATTCCTAGACTTACCAATAGAGGTAGATCCAGCGGTTTGAATGACATCACAATTAAGACCACGATCCGTGGTGTTCATCGCTTCGTCGGCCTGCATTTGAAATACAACATTCGGATCGTCAAGGACGTAGGCCACTGCATCTGTTGCTGCATTCGATGCGGGCCATTGGTCACTAAACGTCTTCTGTCCACTTGTTGGGTCCGTATAAGAGCATCCCATAAAGATACCAATAGAAGCCAAGGTAGCAGTTCCGGCATCCTTCTCAATCGTGCCGCTTGCCACAAGCTTAACAAAGTCACCGTTAAAAATAGCGGTGCCATATGTGGTAATGATTGGCAAGTGACGTACCAAGCCCGTAAACGAGCCTGCTGCACTTGTCGTACCAATGGGTCTGGCTCCATACGGTGTAGCTGAAGTAGCCATGATTATTTCCTAATTAGTAGTAAAGCATCAGCGACCTTTGCCGCCAAATGCTACACGAGTTTTACGATCAGGCGCGAGAACAGGCATCCGTGGATCGTTCTCGCGCATATAATTATTGTCAACTGCTTGCATCTGCGATTCTGCGTGAGCCCTGTAATAGGCTCGTCTTTGTTCCACTAACTCATCTGGCGCTTTGCAGAGCAATAACCCACCAACCTCAATGCCACCCTTCACACCCCATTCCGACTTATGGTCGCTCATGATCTGTAGCTCTGGGTGATCTTCGGCACGAACCGGCTCCCATCCTTCACGAAAACGCTTTGACACGTTCGTGTTATCTGGATTGCCTACCATAGAGGTCCGTATCCATCTAAACACCCATCCATCTTGTGGATCTGGGTCTGGAAGTATGGAAGCGGGCTCCCAAGATTGTGCCCGAATTTCGTTTTCACGACTCTCAAGCTCTCTAGGTTCCCGTGCTGCGCGTTCTTCAGCCATTATACCATCTCCTTCATTACTTGGGCTGCATATTGCTGGGGTGTAAGCCCCAGGCGTTTCGCGAGTCTTACCTGTGTTTCCGTCAATCTAACAGTGCGTGGATTGGCTCCGCTGTTTCTGGAAGCGGATGCTACCACAGATTTTTTTCGAGGTGGTGCGGTGTCAACAACCATCGTAGAACTAGTGCGCTGGCCATTACTACCGAATTGCGTAGGAAAGACTTCTTTCATACGAGAATCAATTAATTCATAATATTGTTCAGACTCAGGGTCAATACCCTCGTCGGTTACCAACTTTTCATGTACCCCGTAAGCAAAGCTTGTCATTTCCTTGTCAACGCCAAACCATTGGTTACGATCTTGCCACTCCATCGCCTTTCCATCTGGCTGAATTGGCTCTGGAATGTACTGTTGCTGCTGCTGTTGGCCCGCAATCTGCCGGTCCTCAGCCATCACCTGCTTTTTCCAATTATCGATAATTTTCTGGGAAACCGCAGGGGCATAAGCTTGAGAAAGCTGTGCGTTGGTCAACGCCTGCTGTGCGATGGTGATTTGCTCACTGTCGCCTGACTCATGTGCTCTTTTGAAGTTTTCTTGGGCAATTGTGAGTGAAGCACCTGCCCTAGACTTGCTTTGCTCCGTCAAAGCGCCCTGAGAATCCTGAACTAGCTTCAAAAGACGCTGATTTTCAACTTGGAGGTTCTGTGTGTAGTTGACAGCCTCATTTGCAAGGCGATCTGACGCTTCTTTCGCCCTACGCTCTTCGTGGTACTCCCATTTCAGCTTTTTTATGCGTTTTTGGGCGCGTTGACCCAATTCTGCGACCTCTTGGTCCGATGCAGTGCCGTCATCATCGTCTGCTGCCCCAGAAGAAGCTCTTTGGTCCCCTTCTGGGCGGTCATCCACGATTTCAATGGCGACTTCACCGCCATCGGCGCTTGTTTCTGTTTTATCAGGAAGCTCAATCGTGGTTTTGACGCCTAAAAACTTGTCTTCTTCGCTCATCCTGCCGGTTTCATCAGTCATTATGCTCTCTCAACCCCTCTTGGATCTTCTACGACCGCTTCAACAGTGTCATCGTTGATTAAACGGAATTCTTTGCCATGAATTTTGATTCTTGTGCCACTAAACGCCCGAAAAACCACCCAATCTCCCACCTGACAGTATGGCCCGCCGGGAAATCGGGTGTAATTTGCATAAGCATCCGGCCCCATGCTCATAACCCAGCCCACAACAGTCGCAATAGACTCTTCGTGTCGCGAACCTTCTGATTTTATGATGCCCCCATCGGTCATTTCGTCAACTTCAGGGAGCGCGATCAACAGTTTGTATCCCTTGGGTTCCGGCAACTGCGATGCGTATCGACCTTCTTCTTCCGTTTCATTGTCGGGGACAACCATTTGTTCCATAACTTCTTTTGCGAGTGTAGCCACAATGACTCCTCGTTGAATTATTGCGTTCCGAATGAACGTTGCGTCCTAAGTATCAAAACTCGTTGAGTTTATCTTCGATATCTATAATCTCCCGTTCAGCCCAAGCCAATCCCTCAATAATTCCACACATCTTGCGATACTCTTCCATATTTTTTGCCGAACCAAGCGAAACCACATCTGCAATTTCATTCATCTGACCTCTTAATTTCTTTTTTAGCAACGAGAGAACGTCATCACTCATTCTTATTTTTCTCCGCCATATTCAGGCCAAATTTCACGCCTTCGATCTCCTGTTCAGCGTCAAACTTTTCCTGTTCCAACCTAAGTTTCACGGCGTCAGATTCCTGTCCGGCCTTAAACTTTTCTTGTTCCAACCCAACCTTAACGCCTTCAACTTCCTGTTCAGCATCAAACTTTTCTTGATCTAGCTGAGATTTAAGTAACATTTCCTGGCGCTCGTGCTCCAGTGCAGCAGCATCGGAACGTTCTCTGGAAGCAATCTTCTCACGCTCAAGTTGCTGCTTCTCCTGACCCGCCTGCTGTGTGGCCATAAGTTTCTGCTGCTCCAACTGTGACTTGGCCTGGTCTGCCTGCGCTCGACGCTGAACATCCTCCCGCTTGATCTCCAACTCTTTTTCACGCTGCTGCACAATAGGATCTTTTTGCATCTTTGCGTCTTTTTCCGCTTTGGCCTTGGCTTGCTTCTTGCCCAACATCTGGTCAGCCGCGTCGGCAACCAATGCACTAAGCCGCTTTTCGACATCCTTGGGCAACGGCTGATCTGTCGGGGGAAGCGGAACGCCAAGCTCTTCTTCGATTTGATCACGGAAGATAAACGCCAGGTGTTCACGGACGTGGGCATCTAGGGCAGAACTAATGGCACTCCCCATTTTATTGTTCTGCATTTGTTCCTTAATCTGCGGATCATTCTTGAGTACCATATGCACTCTCATGTGTGCCTCATGGTCTTGGTACTCAAACGCCTTCACAGGCTTCAGCATAAGAATGTTTTCATTCTCACTAACTGGATCTGTGGGACTGGCTTCATCCGGCTTGGGAACAATCTTGTCCACATTCGGAATGCCAATCAACTCCATCATTTCACGATGGAGAAGTGGCATGTCATATAGGCCCGGCGACTGTTGTGCTAGTTGCATGGCCGCTTGGTACTGCATGATTCTTTGGGCCATTGTCGATGCGTTGGGATCCGAAACAGGGACAACATCGATACGGTCATCAAAGTCTTCAAGCTTGATGCCCTCCCCTTCTTCAGTCTCGTAGGGATAATCCGGTGATGTATAATCGCGGATAACCCCTGCAAGAATTTTATACTCTTGCTTTAGGCTGGCATGAATTCTGGCCTGGATCGCGGACTGTACTTTCATTGCCCGCTCCATGATCGCAAGAGTGGTCCCTACGGGAGCCTCTTGGTTCATGTCTGCTACTTTGAGATCTGCCATTGACGCAAAGCGTCGGCCCTCTTCTACGATATTGCCAAGTAACTGATAAAGAACCGAAGAAGGTTCCTTATACGGAAGGAAGGTGATGTTGTCACGAATGACCCCTCCCGGTACGTCAACGTCTCTGAATTCTCCTGGCATAATCGGCGTATCATCGCCTTTGATTCTTAGTCCACGAGTCTTCAATCCCCCAGGCAAATTGGAAAGTGTGCCCGCATCGACCAACTGTCGCAACAGACTGGTAGCTGACTTCGCGAGTCCGCCGATCATGTGGATCAGGCCAAGATTATAGAATCCAATTCCGGGGACATATCCATAATGAACAAAATGTTGTTTCTTTATTCTGTTCGGATCATCTTCGGACCAGTTCCTATAAATCGATAGAATCGTGGAACTACTCTTGTCGATGGTAATGACATAAGGCAACGCGACTCCATCGGGGTCTTCAAAGCCTGGTATGTCTACGTCACAATGCATTTCAAGGAGTTGATGCCGTTCATTGCTATCCCACGAAGGTTTGACGCCACCAATCTCATTGAATTTAGTTGTGATTGGATTTTCTTCGATGTGGGATGCAGTC